GGGCGGAAAACGGCAGGCCCGCGACCAGCCTCTCTACCGCATCCTGCACCAGCAGCCGAACGCATGGCAGACGAGCTTTGAGTGGCGGGAGCAGGCCGTCATGCACATCGGCCTCTGGGGTGACGCCTATTCGGAGATTCAAGGCGCGGGGCCGAACACGCAGCTAGTGCCGCTGCACCCGAGCCGTATGAAGGTCGAGCGGATCGTAAACGGCAAGCTGCGATACAAGTACCGCGAGGACAAGGGCAGCGAGACGGTCTACGCACAGGACCAAATCCTGCACCTTCGCGGCCCGAGCGACGATGGCGTGCATGGCATCTCAATCGTCGAAAGCTGCAAGGACGCGATCGCCCTGGCCCGCGCGTGCGAACTGCACGGGGCCAGGTTCTTCGGCAACGGAGCGAGGCCCGGCTTTGTCCTGTCCACGGACGGGCAGTTGAACGCCGAGGCCCGCGAGCAACTCCGCAGCCAATGGGACCGACGCCACGGCGGCGTCGGCAATTCTCATATCACGGCGGTACTGACCGGCGGCTTGAAGCCATACGACATCCCGCAGATCAACAACACGGACGCTCAGTTCCTCGACGCACGGGCCTTTCAGTTGGCTGAGGTGGCCAGGCTTTTCCGCGTGCCGATGCACTTGCTCGGCGTCATGAACGGCGGCTACGGATCCATCGAGCACGCTGGCCTCGACTTCGTGCAGCATACGATCCTGCCGTGGCTGCGGCGGTTTGAGTCTGCGTTCACGCGAGACTTGATTGTCGACGATGACAGGTATCTGGTCGAGTTCGACGTGCGTGGCCTGCTACGCGGCGACGCCGCCAGCCGCTCGGCGTACTACCGGGCCATGTGGGATATCGGCGCGCTGTCCACAAACGACATCCTTGAACTCGAAAACCGCAACCCCGTCGAAGGCGGCGACGTTCGCTACCGTCCGCTCAATATGGGCACGCTGGGCCAAGATCCCTCCGCAGCTGACGTCGCCGCACAGCAGCAACCGGGCAGCGGCATCGACGGACAGGCGGTGGCCGGTGGCCTTGCGGCAGCAGAGGCCGAGCCGCAGGTGGCCGAGGTTTCGCTCAACGGGGCACAGATTACGGGGCTGATTGCAATCGTCCAGCAAGTCAGCGCGGGCCTCGTAACGAAGGCCGGTGCGGCCGCGATGATTGCTGCGGCGTTTCCCACCATCACGCCCTTGCAGGCCGAGGCGATCCTGTCTGGCGTGGCCGGGTCCGTGCCAGCCCAGCCCGTCGAGCAAGTCTCGGCCCGCGCCGCCCCCGGCTCGGTTGCCGAGGGAGATTTTGTTTCGTGGGATTCATCGGGCGGCACGAGCCGTGGCCGCATCGACCACGTCATGGACTACGGCACGCTCGACATCCCCGGCACAGACTTCAAGATCGACGCGACCGAAGCCGACCCGGCGGCACTCATCACGGTCTACGAAGAGTCGGACGGCGGATGGCGACCGACCGAGACGCAAGTCGGGCACAAGGTTTCGACGCTCACGAAGATCGATCCGCTGCCCGAGGCGAACGCGTACGGCAAGCCGAAGCGGAAGGGGCGGAAGCGTGGCAGCTAGATACGACCACATCGACTTCACGCCTCCTGCGGGCGTGAAGTCTGAAGCACAGAAGGGGCTAGATTGGCGAAGCGAGTTCGGTCGCGGCGGCACGGCGGTCGGCATTGCCAGAGCGCGAGACTTGAGCAACGGCGTGCGAATCAGCCCCGAAACAGCACGCCGCATGAAGGCGTATTTCGACCGGCACGAAGTCGACAAAAAAGGCACCGGCTGGAGTCCAGGGGAGCAGGGCTTCCCGAGCAACGGGAGAATCGCGTGGGCATTGTGGGGGTCGGACCCCGGCTGGGCATGGAGTCGCAAACTTGTGGAACAGATGAACGCAGCAGACGAGGAGAACAGAAGCATGATTGAACGACGCAGCATCTACGAAGAAGGCGACGGCACTCTGCCGCTGCTTCGCATCGAAACCCGTTCGCAGGACGACGCCGCCGAGTCCCGGTGGATTGTCGGCTATGCGGCAAAATTCGGCGTGAATTCTCTCGACCTCGGAGAGTTCACGGAGCGGATTCACCCGGACGCCTTCGGGCTTGTCTCCGAGCGGCGCGGCCGCAAGAAACCGCTGGAGACGCGTGCCCTGTGGAACCACGATGCCAACTTCCCGCTGGCCCGTTACCCCGGCACGCTGACGATGAGCGTGGACGAGATCGGCCTGCGGTACGAGTTCCCCGTGCCCGACACTTCCTACGGCCGCGACATCGCGGCAAACATCGAGGCGGGCATCGTGCGTGGCAGTTCGTTCTCGTTTCAGATCGCCCAGGGCGGCGAGTCATGGAGCGTCGAAAACGGGCGGTCGGTTCGCACGGTGACGAAGATCGACTCGTTGATCGACGTCGGCCCAGTGACGTTCCCCGCTTATCCAGACGCCGACGCCAAGGTGGCGAAGCGTTCGTACGACGCGTTCCTGCAATCGCAGGCGGTCAAGCCATACGCCGCGACGGTGAAGGCATCCGAACTCCGCGAGTATCTCAAGAAGCATGGGCGTTAAAACCGGCGACGTGTGCGAGCGGTGTCGGCGCGGCCGCCTGGGCGTCGTGTCCTCGCAGTCTCGCGGCGAATACCAGACGCGGTATCTGCGGTGCCCGTGCTGCGGCGCGACGGCGAAGAGCGTCGTACCCGCCGAGCAAGTACGTCGCCGCTCGCTTTCCTAGTTAGTAAAGACGCTCGCGTCGCATCTGGATGGGTCACGCCCACGGCTTTTAGCGTAGGGAGATCGACAGCACACCGCTGCCATTCCCCCGATCACAGGAGCTTCCAGCGTGGACAAGATCAAAGCACTGCTCGACGAACTCGCCGCCGTTGTCGCTGAGATGGAGGCGATGACCGAGACGCCCGATGGCGAAGAAGCATCGTCCATGACCGACGAGCAGGAAGCATCGCTTCGCAGTCTGGAGCAGCGGGCCGACAAGCTCCGCGACCGGATCGAATTCCTGAAGCGTGTTCAGACCAAGGAACTGGAGTTGCGGGCCGTACTGGAACGGGCCGCGCCGGTGAAGGCAGTTATCGAACCCGAAGCCGTGAAGGAGTCCGTCGTGGAGAAGCGCGAGTACGCCGTGCCCAAGGCACACAACAGCCTCCGGGCGTTCAAGGATGCCGAGACTGCCTACCGCTCCGGTATGCACATCAAGGGCTACGTGTTCGGCGACGCCGACGCTCGCCGCTGGTGCAAGGACCACGGCGTCGAAAGCCGCGTGCAGGCTGGCGGCGTCAACTCGCTCGGCGGCGTGCTCGTGGCCGACGAGATGAGCAACGAAATCATCCGGCTGGTCGAAGAGTTCGGAGCCTTCCCGCAGTACGCCCGGCGCGTCGGCATGAACTCCGACACGCTCGTCATCGCCCGCCGAACCGGTGGCCTTGCCGCTCGGCCGGTTGGCGAGAACGTGGAAGTGACCGCCAGCGACGTGACGTTCGACAACGTCGAACTGAACGCCAAGATCTGGGGCGTGGCGAACCGGGTTCCGAATTCGCTGCTTGAGGATTCCATCATCGACCTTGCCGACGCAATGGCCGTGGAAGTGGCCCAGGCGTTTTCTGAAGCCTTCGACAACGCGGGCTTCATCGGTGACGGCACCTCGGCGTACCACGGTGTGACGGGCATCTGCCCGAAGATCCTGGAATCGTCGCACTCGGCTTCGGTCGTGACCTCGACCGGCAACGCCACGTTCGGCTCGCTGACGATGGGCAACTTCACCGACATGGTCGCCAGGTTGCCTCTCTACGCTCGCCGTCAGGCTGCTTTCTACGTCAGCCCCGCCGGGTGGGGTTCCGCGATGCTGCGTCTGGCGATGCTCCCCGGCGGTGCCTCTGGCCCCGGCGGAAACAGCACCAGCGACGTCGCTGCCGGTTTCGGGGAGCGGTTCCTCGGATATCCGGTGCGGCTGGTGCACTCGATGCACTCCTCGCTCTCGTCCAGCACGGGCAGCGTGGGCGTCCTGTTCGGCGACCTTTCGCAGGCCGCGACGTTCGGCGAGCGGCGAGCGGTCAGCATCCGCACCGCTTCCGAGCGGTACATCGAGTTCGACCAGACCCTCACGTTCGCCACGACCCGCAACGCGATGGTCGTGCACGACCTCGGCTCCACCACGAAGGCCGGTCCGCTGGTCGCCCTCAAGTTCGGTTGATCCACCACACCCTCTCTCGGAGAACCTTGACCGATGAATCACGTTGAAAATACCAAGACCGTTGCGAAGGTCGTTGACGGTGCGAGCATTGCTCACTCCATCGACTGCCGTGGCTTCAACCACGCCTCTATCGACGTGGCGTTTGAGCCGGTCGCGGCGGGCGGCACTGCCTCGGCGGTCGCCACAGTGCTGCGGCTGGAATCCAGCGACACCGACGGTTCGTTCGCGAGCCTCTCGGGGTTCGTGGGCGGGACGGATTTCACGATCCCGACCCCCGCGAACACGGTCGACACGACGGTCGTGCGGTTCGACGTCGACCTTCGCGGCAAGAAGCGATACCTCAACGTCGCCTCGACGCTCCAGGCGTCGGGTGGCGTGGCCTCGGTCGTGCGTCTGTCGAAGGCAGAGAACGGCCCTAGCAACGCCAGCGAGAAGGGTGCGAGCGTAGTTGTCTCAGGCTGACGCTTGACCTCACTGCGAACATGAACGGGCGGCTCTCACGCGAGAGCCGCCCGTTTTCTTTTGGAGGTTGCCTGTGCTTATCAAGGTCGGCGGCACCGAGGTCGAGATTCGTGCGGAAGCGATTCTGTCTGGCCCGAGGTTCGGCCCGTTGGCCAACCTGTTCGGCTGGGCACAGGCCCTCATGCCGCTCGGCATCCGGCCCACGCTCGGCCAGGGTGCGTTCTGGAGCCAGGTCTTGACGCGAATGATGGAGCAGTTCGTCGACCAGTGCGAGTACATCATCACGCTCGACTACGACACGTTCGTCTCCCGGCAGGACATCGAGCAGCTGTTTGCGATGGCCCTGGCTTTTCAGTGTGACGCACTCGCGCCCCTGCAAGTGAAACGAGAAGACGGGCGGCCGATGCTCACGCTGCTGGGCACGCTCGACAATCCGCCCGAGGGCGGTGCCAGCACGCTGCCAGCGTCGTGGTTTGCTGAGCCTGTTCAGCAAGTGGACTCCGCTCATTTCGGCTGCACGATCATTTCGACGGCGGCCCTGAAGCGAATGAAGAAGCCGTGGTTTTACGAACGGCCAGACCCACAGGGCAGCTACGGCGACGGCCGCGTGGACGCTGACATCGGCTTCTGGCGAACGTGGCGAGATTCTGGCAACAAGATTTTCGTGACCCCGCGAGTGTCAATCGGGCACGGCGAGTACGTCGTGACCTGGCCGGGCCGCGATCTCGGAAAGCCGGTTTTCCAATACACGGGCGATTGGATGAAGGAGAACAGGGCACCCGAAACTGCATGGAGTATCACCCCATCGTGAAAATCAAAATGAAGCGGCCCTACGGGGCATACAAGGCGGGCGAGTCGGTGGAGGTAGACAACGGGCTGGCGGTGAGGCTCCTGGCCTGGGACTACGCCACGCGTGACCTTCAGCCCCAACTCTTGGAAACGGCATCGCTCGACAACGAGGTCGAGTCGGCAGACGTCAATCCCAAAAAGAAAAAGCGGACCGAATGAGATTTCGCAGCCTCAAGCGGATCACCGTTCCGGTAGTCGAGCCGGTCTCGCTCGCAGAAGCGAAGGCGCATTGCCGCGTCGATTCCGACGATGACGGGCCGTACCTCATGTCGCTTGTGTCGGCCTCGCGGGAGTGGGTGGAAGACTACCTCGACCGCACGCTCGTCAAGACGCAGTGGCAGATGCGGCTGGATCAGTTTCCGCTTGAGATCGAGCTGCCGCGACCGCCGATGATTGCACCGTCGGGCGAGACGCCCGTTGTCTTGAGTTACACCGTCAACCAGACCGGCCAGGCGGCGACGCTGCCTGCGAACGCGTACCGGGTCGACGCCGACTCCACGCCTGGCGTGCTTCGCAACCTCTACGGCGGAACGTGGCCGAGCAACCTCGACGATCCCGGCTCGGTGACGGTGACATGGTGGGCGGGCTACGGCGTTGACGGGCAAGCCGTGCCCACACGCATCAAGCACGCGATGCTGATGCTGACCGGAAACTGGTACGACCGCAGGACGGCGGCGGACAGCGTAGCCGCCGTCGAGGTTCCCTTCGGCGTGAAGGCTCTGCTCGACAGCGTCTCCTGGGGGAGCTACACGTAATGCCGACATATTCACAACTGCCCGGCCAGCTTGGCCTCTCGCTGCGGCGTGGCGACGAGCTTGGCACGACCATCGACTTCTCGCCTACGACGATGACCGGCTACACGGTGTCGGCCGTCATCAC